GACAAAAAAGAAGATGGTAGTGATGTTTTTGTGTTTGTGGTGGTGTCCCCCCTTTTTTGTTACTAATTTGTTATGAGTTCAAGGTTTTTCCGGAGCTCTTCAAGCGTTTTGTGCGTGTAAACGCGCTCTCCGGTGCTTCCCGATTTGTGCCCCATGAGCCGGTCGATGCAGACCCGATTTGCTCCGGCAGAATCGAGTCTGGAGCGGAAAGTGTGGCGGCACTCATGAGGGACGTGCTGCATACCGGTGTCCTGCATGATACGCCCCCATATCAAATAGTACACCGACAGGGGCAGCTTGCGGCCGTTATGCTCAAAGAGATACCCGCGCTTCGATGCCGCGGCCCGCGCCTCTACTATCCCCAGGATTTTAGAGTGTATCGGGACAACGCGGTTTTTGCCCGCAGCGGTCTTGACACCACCGGTCAGCGTCAGCTGCTCAAAGTCCACATCCTCAACCCTCATGCCGAGCGCCTCTGATATGCGGAATCCGGTATAGAGAAGGAAAAGCGCAAAATCCACCCAAGGTAAATCTTTGCGCGCCCAGAGCCGCGCCACTTCGTCATCGGTGAAGATCTTTCGGGATGTATCCGGCACGGGTGCAGCCTCCAGTAGCGACGAGTACTGCTTGCTCACGATATCCAGCTCAAGCGCAAGCGCGTCAAGATGCTTCCAGAAGGTCTTAATCGCGCTTTGCGTAGAGTAGCCGTACCCGCATCCGTCGATACAGTCCTGCATATCATAGGCCTTAATCTGGCAGTACGGCGTGGTATGAAGCCGCGCGCAGTGCTTAAATGCGCCTGCCATCGCCTGCTGACTACTGCGGCCCATTTTTGGTGCTTTCTTTTCACGCCATAGGTTGAAGAGCTCTTGCAGCGTAATCTTGCTCCGGTCGATGTCCCAGGGAGCGGCATTATATGTAGCAAGCAGCATGAGCGCCTCTTCTCTGGTGGCGGCGTAGCCAATCGGTTTCTGCCGACCGGACTTCCCTTCCTTTGCGACCCATGGCTTCCGGCGATTTCCGGAAAGCCTGGTCACGGTCCCGTAGCCATTTGGGTTTTTCATCTCACATCACTCTGAAAAGCGATTGCTTTCCCCAAGATATGCACATGGTCCAGCTTTTCGCCGGTGTAGATTAGCGGCTTGTACGCCGGATTTTCTGCGACCAGCTGCAGCATGTGATCCTCAGCGTCGTAGTAGACGCGCTTCAAGGTCGCTTCGTCGTCGATCGCGACTGCGTAAATCTGGCCGTCCTCGAGCGGCGCGTCCTTCTGAATAAAGACGATGTCGCCGTCCATAATTCTCGCGCCGGTCATACTGTCACCGCGGGCTATCAGGCAAAAGTCCGCTTTTATGTCCGTCCCTGCTGCAATGTAGCTTTCACGCCCTTCGTTGCAGAAAATCGGCTCGCCGCACGCGATTTCACCGAGGAGCGGGATTCGCTTCCGCTGCAGCGGGAAGATATTAGAGTAGTCGGGGATAGAGGACTCTTGACTTGTGTCGTGCATAGACACGTCAAGTCCCATTAGCCACACGGGGCTCACGCCAAGCGCCGTCGCAAGTTTCATGAGGCGAGGCTGCTTCGGTTTAGAGTATCCGCTACGATACTGGCTAATGGTAGCCTGCGATATGCCGGTTTTTTCAGCGAGCTCACTCGGTTTTAAATCGCTGCTGGCAAGTGCTTGTTCAAAACGCCGCTGGAAGGATTCCTTTACGTCCATGAGAGACCTCCTTGCTAGATATAGGAAGCCTATCATATTAAGCGCTATGTTTCAACAAATTAAACAAGAGGCTTCAAAAAATTAAAATTACTGCTTGACGTATGACTTTCAAAAGGTTAAAGTATTCATGAAAGGAGGGCAAATGAACCGACAGAGAATAAAGGGCAGAATTGTGGAATTGTTCGGGTCGCAGCAAAATTTTGCGCAGCATATCGGTCAAACGGAGCAGACTATTTCCAAGAAGCTGCGCGGGAAAGCGGCATTTTCACAGGAAGACATCATACGATGGTGCGAAGCGCTGCAAATCCCGGCAAGCGAGGTGGGCGAAATTTTTTTTGCCTCGGAACTTTCAAAAAGTTAAAAGAGAAAGGAGGTAAGAACACGAAAAAGAGAAAAGAAAGCACGCCTGAGATTCGGGGCTGGACGCGCATCATCGTCGAGACAGATGAAAAAGACCCCGTAGTCATCGCCACTATTACAGAAGAAGACATTGATATGGCGGATGGCTACAGGGTGCGGCTCAGACCGGACTATGGCTGCTAATGTTCCGTGTCCTTAGGCGGGCAAGGGTCGTTGATTAAGAAAGGGGTGACTAAATGCTGCATCACTACATCACGAAGTACTGGGACGTAGATGAGAACGCGCTCTATGTGGAGGCATGGCTACAGCTCAACATCTTTGGCTACTGCTTTTGCTTCTCCAGGAGAAAGAAAAAAATCACCGCCGAAGCATTGCACCTCGGCGATGATCCGGAAGAGGACTAATTACTTAGTCCAGCCGCGTTTTGGCTTCTGCGTCGGCGGAAGCTTGTCGCCGGGGTCGATTTTGACCGTGCGACCGTTACTGACTTTTCCGCCACGGGGTCCGACTTCGTGATAGGTTCCCGCGGGTTGGTTGTCAGTACCCGGCTTGATTGGCTTTTTAGGCATCGTTAGTACCTCCTCTCTACAGACTCGGGCACGGCAATGCCCTGTATGTCCAGTATAGGGGAGCGGGCTTTAGGAGAAAAGGAGAGAAAGATATGCAGGAACTGAAAATCTTTGAGAACGCAGAGTTTGGGGCGGTGCGAGCATTCGAGATTAAGGGCGCGCCGTGGTTTGTCGGGAAGGATGTGGCAGAAATCCTCGGGTACAGCAACACAAGGGATGCACTTGCAAAACACGTAGACGACGAGGACAAGAGTGACGTCGCGATTCGCGACGCCATCGGCAGAGAACAGTCCACAACCGTCATCAACGAATCGGGGCTATACAGCCTTGTGCTTTCCAGCAAGCTTCCGGCTGCAAAGGCTTTTAAGCGCTGGGTCACTTGCGAGGTTCTTCCGACTATCCGGAGACACGGTCTTTATGCGATTGACGACATTATCGCAAATCCGGATCTCGGCATCCAGGCATTGATGGCGCTGAAAGCAGAGCGCGAGGCAAGAAAGGCGCTCGAGGTCGATAACAAAATCAAGGACCAGCAGATTGCGGAGCTTAAGCCGAAGGCAAGCTACTATGACCTGATTCTCCAGTGCTCCGGGCTTTTATCCGTCACGGAGATTGCGAAAGACTACGGTCTTAGCGCAAAGGCGCTCAACAAAATGCTGCATGACCGTGGAATCCAGTTCAACCAGAGCGGCGTGTGGTTTCTCTACTCGAAATATCAGAGCTGTGGTTACACGCAGACCAAGACGCAGAATTACAGTAAGCCCGACGGCACACAGGGAGCGCGAGTCCACACGTACTGGACACAAAAAGGCCGGCTTTTCCTGTATGACGTGCTGAAGCAGCACGGAGTGCTGCCGATGATTGAGAGAGGGGAAGCAGCATAAAAAAGATGTTCCCGACATTCGTGTCGGGAAGACAGGAGGAGATATGGGAAGCGAGAAGGAAGAGGTGGCGTTGCGCACGGCGCGCGAGGATGTGGAGTAGTTGCAGCGGATTGCGACCCGTCTCGACTATCTCGCGCGGATCGCGTCCAAAAAGATTGATGAAATCGAGAGCGCAGAGGAAAGTCAGGTGGCTGTGCTGGGGCTTGTATCTATCGGATATAGCGTTGTCATGGCGGTCGGCGCGTGTGAAGAGTACAGCAGAGAGATGAGGAGTAAGCATGGCTGAGCTTATGGGTGGCATAGTCGGAGGTCTTAGGGCGCTGGAAGAGCTCACGACTCAGATAAACGCGGCCGTCGACCAGATAAACGCCTCGATTGAAGATGTCAATCATGGCCGCGACGTATTTACGAAGTTTTCTGGCGCGGTGTTCGTTGAGGCAGGTCTCCACGAAGTGCAAAGGGCGTGCCGGGATTTCGATGCGCGCCTCGAGAAACTGCGGAGCGAGAGGGGAGAGAAGTGAGGAAAGAGTTTTTGGAAGAGGCGCGAGAGGACGTCGACCGACTCGGGGAGCTGTGGCGCAAGATTGATTGGCTCTACGAAAACGCCATCGATAATCTCGATGCACTCAAGGTCGCAGGCGCGGAGGATGACGGCGCCGAATCGGACTACCTTTTTGCCATTTCCAATGGCATCCGTCAGGCGATGGATGAATGCGCCGCGTTTGATGCGCATTTTCGGAAAAAGTACGGCGCGGAAGCGGAGGAAGAGGAAAGGAGACCGGAGTGAAGGAGAGGGTACTCTATACATGCGAGTTTTGTCGCACGGATTACGCCGATAAGGCAGAGGCGATGAGGTGCGAGCTGAGCCACAAAAAGAAGCTGAAAATTGTTGACTCGAGATATTTGGCACAAGCCCAGGACGAGAGTGGCTTTCCGGCCACCATTACGGTCCAGTCAGAGGACGGAACGCGAGCCACATAC